TTCCGGCTTCTAGGTCTGACTTAGCAGACGTTGGATTTTACGACACACATGTGATATAAAAGCGAACGAGTTTAAGCCAATGCCATACATAATCGAGTTCGTAAGCATACGGTATCTAAGCTTAGATAAGACTGCAAGCAAGTGTCATTAAAACATTAAATAGACCTACATAAGACCGTTTTGTTACATAAAAAATACGACATACAGTCGATACCTCTGCGCCGTTCGCCGACACTTGGACAAAAAATATTTGACTTTCTCGCCGACAAACACGCTCAAATCACAGCAATGTGTGTATGCTATTTACACATGAGGTGACCGATGTACGAAGTTCAAAGAGACATTCCTATCCCGGATGCAAGACTGCGGGGCTTTACGAACGTTTTGCGCGGCATGCGCAGGGGGGAAAGCGTCGAGATTCCTCAGGATAAAAGACCCGGTGCGTACGCATCCGCCCGCCTGGCCAACGTGAAAATCACAATTCGCGCCACAGACCAGGGCACGCTTCGCGTGTGGCGGGTTGACGGCCCGGAGCCCGTCGCACAGCGCTCGCGCCGTTCTGCTGTTGAGGACGATCCTCGAGTAGCCGCGATCAAGGCTGCGGTAGCCAGAGAACCCAAACCAGCCACATCGAAAACTATCTTCAACGACGGTCTCGACATCTTCGGGGAGCCTCTGAAGTGACCAAAGCCAAATTTAAGACCGCGCTTCGCCGACCTCTGGTCGTTGTTCCCTACTCCCGGCCGTACACGCACATCGTACGCTTCAAAAACAGCCGGGCGAACCTGCTGAAGACGTTCATCGGGATGGCAAAGGGGCAGGACCTCCTGGTTCGCATGACAGTGAGAGCGGACCGGAACAGGGTACAAGGCGCGGCCGACAACGCGAGGGTCAGGATAAAGATCGAAGAGCACCCGGCGCTCGATACAGTCCGGGTCACATCTCTCGGCCCGCAGAGGGAGCGCGTGATGTCTGAGATCGACCCCGGCCATGTTCGGTATTTCAAGACCCGACATTACCCACCGAGTCCACCAGAGAAGCCGGAGTTGAAACGTCGTAGCAAGACGCTGCAACCCAGCAAAGCGCCAAATAACACACCGGACATCTTCAGTTAAGGGAGGACGCCATGGCAAGACGAAACACGGATTGGGACGGTGATCGCGTCGATCCCATCAGGGGTAGTAACCGGCCCACCGAGTTTTTCAAATCCAATTTTAAAATGATGGGCGTCGGTAGCATCTTCCGTACCCCCAAAGCAAAGTTCTCTCCGAAGACGATCCACACGGAGGCGAAGAAAGCTGGCTTCGTCGTTCGCGTCGATCAGGAAGGCCCCTGGCTCAAGGTCACGGTCACAGGCAAGATTCCCCCTCAAAAGCCAACTCCGAAGAAACAGGATTCGTACACTGGCGCCGGCAAGGTGTACCATCCTACCAACGACACACCCAGCAATCCAACCCCCGACATATTTTCTTGAAATTTTTCTATTGACAACAACCAACATTTTGTTGTAAGGTTATCCCACTATGAAACTTGACATCTGGACCGCGGTGCAGGCGCTGTTCGTGCTCTTCGGCCTTGGCATGGCCTGGATCAGTTTCAAAGGAAAGACGAAACAGCGATGATCTGATTTTGTTCAAGGAAAGGATTTGCCTGATGCTGGTGCTGCTCGCAATCGTTGTACCCGTCATCGTCGGCGTAGTTGTTTTGTCGGCTGCGCACGCCTGGAAAACCGAAATCGACAGCCTGTTGAGACGGATCGAAAGGTACTGAGCCAATGACCACAACCGCCAGGATCACTTTCCGATGGGCCGATCGTAATCATATCGGCGAGCCTCAGCCTATTTGCCGGCACGATATCACCTGGACCGCGGACGATGGCAAGACCCTGGCCCTGCTCTCGGACGCGCAGCCACAACCTCAGTCTCAGGCGCAGTCACTCGGTCCATTCAAACCGCAGCTAATCGAGCTACCTAAACCGTACATTCACGCCACGCTGCTGACAGAGACACGCCTGCAATGGAAGGATGTGCTGACTCTGGGCCTTCTGACTGCGGTTTCACTCGCCGGAGCTAGTCTTATCCTTTGGGGATTCATGGGCCTTTACCAGTGGATTGGGGGTAAGCCGCTGTGAGCACTTCTGTGGACACTGCTATAGAAACTCTCCTCTGGCTTTCATTCTTCGCCGGCAGCCTCGTAGGGCTCTTTACCGGATTTTGGATCACTACCGCATGGATTGCTCGTCACGATCGCCGCAGTGCCGCCCGTATTCTCGGTCTGATGCCCCGGATAGGAGGGATTCAACCGCCTTCAGCCGTGCCGAACCCTGAGAGCAGATTGTAGCTCTCTTTAAAGAAAACCGGCGACGGAGTTGGTCGCAAAACAGGAGACAGAAATGTCCGCAACACTAGCCCGTAAACTGCGCCGCATTGGCTTAACGCGCACCTTCAGCACCACGCAACAGACCGTCATTACCACTGATGAGCAAGGCAACGAGACAGAAGGTATCGTCACAAATACGACATCCGAGCGCCACCGCACCCAATACAGCCCCGAAGAGCTTGCAGTCAAACGTGCTGCGATCATCGCCGAGTGGCGAGCCCGGCGTAAACGCCGCTGAGGATTTTCTGCGCCAAGATTACAGTTTCACGTACCGCCCCGGGAAAGGACACTGCTGCAATGACCGTTACCGAATTTACACGCGACGAACTGATCGCGCAAATTCACGCACTGGAATTGAAGGTCATGGACCTGACGCAGAAAATTGAAGACCTGAAATCCGCGCCGTACATGGTGAAATTGAGAGAAGCCGCGGATCTGATGGCGGAACTTGGCCGGATACACAACACTCCTCAAGCGAAATATCAGTGGATCACGGGAAACTGATGCGCCCTGTCAACGACGATGAAGTTCTCGAAGCCCTGGACCGGCGCATGGCCGGCCATGGCAATGGCGAGCGCACCGCGCGGGAACTGGGCGTCGAGTCAGCGCACCTGAGAGCGATGAGATCAGGAAACCAGGCGATCAGCGTGAAGGTCGCGGCCGGACTCGGGTATCAATTGAGATGGGTGAAGAAGGCAGGAAAGTGAGGCCTTGGGTGCTGGGTTGTGATCCGGGATTGGAGGGGGCTCTAGCACTCTTCAACTCCGAGACTCGTAAAATTGAAATGCTCCATGACATGCCGGTAACTCAAGGCCGGGTCGACCCCGCAAAACTCGCTGCGGTCATCGATGCAGCGAAATTTATGGCCGGCGGTGCGCTTCACGGCGCGGTGGAACTCACCGGGTCACTCCCGAGGCAAAGGGGAGCCTACAATTTTGGTTTGTCCAATGGCGTTTTGCATGGTTGCCTTGGCGCGCTGGGTGTTCCCTTTACGCTTGTTCAGCCAACCCAATGGAAAAGCGTTTACGGTTTGCGTCGCATGACCGACGAAACTCAGGCCGGCACAAAGACACGAGCGCGAGAGATCGCTGCAAAATTGTGGCCCGAGCACGCAGCGGATTTCAAAAGAGTGATGGACGCAGACCGCGCGGAAGCAGCGTTGATCGCGCGATTTTTTGCTTCGAAGAAAGGATAGTTGTGATGCTCAAAAAGAAAACGGTCAGACGTGTAAGTAAGCCCGCGAAAGCATCCCGTTTTGTTGCGGTCGTCATGCGCAAGGATACGAACTATTCCAATCGTGTTCCCTACAACGACTGGTCCTGCTTCGTCGATGTGAAGAAAGAGGACGCCGTGAAGCGCGCTCTCGCTGCGGCGCGCGTATGGGGCGTACGGTACGGAGAGTACGACATCCTTGTAGGCAAGCTCGCCGAACCGGTCCGTGTTCCTGTCCAGTTTGAACTTGAGAAATTGTAGGAGCCATGGCCTACCGCGCGCCGCTCATCACTCCGTTCAATTACCAAATCGTCGGTGCCGACTGGCTGAAGATCCGGGTTCAGGCTCTTTTGGCTGACGTGCCGGGTGTGGGTAAGACGGGGACTGCGATCCGCGGCGTGGATTTAGTCAACGCCGCCAACATACTTGTGGTGTGTCCTGCGAGCACGAGGGTTCAGTGGGCCAGGGAGTTCGAGCGATTCAGTCCGATGGATCGACCGCTTCAGATTTGTATGCCTGGCGATACTCCGCGAACTTTTGGAGTTGTAATTATTTTTTATGATGCTGTGGTCAAGCATCTTGATTTGCTCATGTCAGTTCAATGGGATGTTCTGATAATTGACGAGGCTCACTATCTCAAAGAGCGTTACAAAGTCGGCAAGAAAACGTCGGGTTACCGAACCAAAGCAATTTATGGATTTGGAAAAAGATTTCCTGGGCTCATCACCAAGGCCACGCGCACATGGAGACTCACCGGCACGCCGGCAATGAATCATGCTGGGGAACTCTGGACTCACGTGAAATCTGCCGGGCTAACGACTATGCCTTATTGGGATTGGGTCTATTCTTTTTGCGAAGGTTTCGACAGTGAGCACGGCTTCAGATTCACCAAGCATAAGCGTGTATCCGAGCTGCAAACAATTCTCGCGCCCTTCATGCTTCGCCGTTCTAAAGCTGAGGTTCAGCCGAACATCAAAGAGCCTATGTTTGAAACCGTCACTGTGCCGAAGTCAGATACAGCGATGGCTCCCGAGTTTCTCGCGATGATTCCGCAAATCGATCAAGCTGACGAGGAACTTCAGGATGCGCTCTCTTCTGGCGGCCCCGATGCTCAATTGCAAACCCTGGAGGCGATGGCGTCGAGTCTTGCTACTCTTCGGAAATACACATTGATGGCAAAACTTCCTGCGATTGCTGAGCAGATCATTGACGATCTTACTACTGGCGGGATTCAAAAAATCACAATCTTCGCGATCCACAAAATTGGAATAAAATGGCTGACAGAAAAACTCAGTGCTTTTAATCCTGTAGTCATCGACGGTTCGACTCCCGCGGAGAAACGTCAGCCTAACATCGATCGATTTCAGCAGGATCCGACTTGCCGCGCCATTCTGGGGAACATCGACGCAATGGGGACGGGCGTAGACGGGCTCCAGAATGTATGTGACGAAGCTGTTTTTTGTGAGCTGGCTTGGGTACCTTCAACAAACGCACAAGCGATCATGCGACTCTGCCGTATCGGTCAGAAGAATCCGGTTCGAGCGCGAGTATTTTCTCTGTTTGGAAGCGTCGATGAGCGGGTCGAAGATGTACTGACCGATAAGGTCCGTGAGTTAGCAAAAATTCTCTGAATTTTCCACTTGCATTCTCAACTAACATGACCTACAGTTATTCCACAATTCCGAAAGGCCAAAAAATGAACATCCAATTTGACACCGCTTCTTTGAACCCGACGGAAGCGCAGGCGATCATCGCGCTCCTCTCCGTTCTCTACGGTCAGCCCTCTCAACAATCCGTCCCAGCCCTCACCACATTCCACGAACAACTCAAGGCCAGCGTCGAACAGACCTCCAGCGGTCCTGTCCTTGTCGAGCCCACGACAACCGAAGCCACAACGACCGAGACCACAACAAAGCGCACCCGCCGCACCAGAGAGCAGATCGCCGCGGATAAAGGCTCCGCAGATGCTGACAGAACCCCCACGGTCGGAGATCAACTCATAGCCGCCGAAGCCGCACGCAAGGCCGCTGCTGAAGCGCAGCAAAACGCTGTCGCACCCAACGGCGCAACCAAGATCGACGCGGACCAGCTACGCGCGCTCCTGAACGACTATATCGCGCGCCACAGCATGGAAGACGCGATCGAGAAGCTGCGCGCCTTTGGTTGCAACCGGGTCACCGAGGCTCTTGCTTTGGAGTCCGTCAAGCTGAACGAGCTTGCAGCTACTTTGAATGGGTAAGAGGGATCAATTTAGGGGAGCGCGGAGACTTGAATGATTCGTACGTACACAATGCGATTGAAGACGACGAAACAGCAGAACACTGTGCTGAACGATCTTCTTGAGCACTTGTGTGTTCTTTATAACTCCGCTCTGGAGTGGCGCAAGCGGAGTTGGGAGCAGGAGAGAAAATCCGTAAGATACTACGAGCAGCAGAAAGCACTCACTGTGTTCCGCCAATCGCCGGCGGTCAAGCATTTCCCGGCAGCAATCCAACGTGATCCGTTGCGTAGAGTTGACCGGGCATTTAGGGCATTTTTCCGGCGCGTAGAGGTCGGGCAAGAACCAGGCTATCCGCGGTTCAAGGCTAGGTCGCAATACGAGTCTTTTGCGGTGGATAGTCAGAATTTTTGCATTGATGGAAACATTATTACTATCGTGAAATTGGGAGGCTTCCGCTTCAAAACTGGTTACAAGATCAAAGGCAAGCCGCTGGAACTCCGGGTAAAGCGTTGCGGAAATAGATGGACGGGGTCGCTGGTTTGTGATATCGGCGAAGCGCCACCAAAGATTGTCGTGCAGAATGCGGTAGGCATCGATCTTGGTTTGGCAGTGCTGGTAACGCTTAGTGACGGAACAGAAATCGCTAACCCGCGTTGGACGAAGCAGGAAGAGAATAGGTTGGCGGTGGCTAGTCGCGCGTTGTCCACTAAAAAACGTGGTAGCAAGAATCGTGCGAAAGCGCGCGAGCGTCGGCGCAGAATACATCAACGCATTGCAGGATTGCGCAACGACTATTTGGCCCAAGAAGCGAAGAAACTGCTTCAGAAGTACGATCTTATTGCATACGAAGATCTGACGATTGCAAAGATGGTGCAATCTGATTTCGGCAAATTCATCGTGGATGCCGCGTGGGGAAAGTTGATCTGGAGACTCCAGTGTGAAGCTGAGAAGGCTGGCAAGTGGGTTATTCCGGTCAATCCGTGTGGCACAACAATCAATTGTTCGGGATGCGGCGAGAAAGTTCTAAAAAAGACGAGTCAAAGGCTACATACTTGTCCGTCATGTGGCCTAATACTTGGACGTGACCATAACGCCGCCATCAACATACTCAGGCTCGGGAAGAGCCTTGCCTTGGAGGCAAAATATGCACGAAGTACATAAATCCCCCTGCCCCGGCTCGGTCTCTACTCTCAGAACTCATTCCAAGCTTCCTCCGTCGGGTGCTGAGAGATGGATGATGTGTCCTGGATCAGTAGTATTGAGCGAAGGCATGCCTGAGTCGGAATCGGAATACGCCGACGAGGGCACGCGAGCCCACGCCTATGCGCAGAAGTGGCTGTTGCTCCACTTCGCGCAGCACGGCGCAACTCCGACGCCTGCTCCCGGCGAAGAAGTCGAAATCCACAAAAACGTCAAGGTCTACGTCGACGAGTGCATCCGGGTTAAGGGGCCGAAGGTCTATGTGGAAAAGCAGGTCGCGGTCAATGAGGACGTCTACGGCACCGCGGACTTCATCACCTGGCACCCGGACACGCATACCCTCTACGTGCGCGATCTGAAGTACGGCGCCGGCGTGGTCGTCAACGTGGAGCGCAACATCCAGCTCCGCATCTACGCCCTGGCGACACTGCTCACGATGAAACTGCCGGCGCGCACGATCAACATCGGGATTGTGCAGCCTAGATACGATCACCCTGACGGCTTCATTCGCAGTGTGGACTTCGACGTTGCCGATCTTCTGGACCTGCACGCGGATGTGCTGGACGCAGTGATGCGTGCGAACGAAGCGGAGAAGGCCAAACAACTGACAGACAATTCCGTTTGGAATAATTCTTTCCTTGTTCCATCCGAAAAAGGCTGCCGCTGGTGCGCCGCTTCTCCCAAATGTCCCGCGATCAAAAACAGGGCGCAGGCTTTGGCCAAGCAAGTCTTTGCCGAGCCTACAGTCCTGTCTCCTGACAAAGCTCTGATCAAACCCGCCTACGACCCGCTCGCTCTCGCTCGCGCTCTCGATTTCATGCCGATCCTTGAAGCCTGGATCAAGAACACCCGTGAATTCGCATACGGCGAAGCTGAGAAAGGCATCGAGATTCCCGACTACAAGCTGGTGGACAAACAGGCCATCCGCAAGTGGAAAGAGGGTCTACCTGATGCGGGTTACGCTCTGGCCAAGCACCTCGGCTGTGACGAGAAAGATGTTTGGAAGCCGAAGGAACTTATCAACGTGGGAGACGCCGAGAAACTCGCTCCCGGCAAAAACGCCAAGGAACGTGCTGCGATGCTCGAACCATTTGTCGAGCGTAAATCCAGCGGTCACACCCTGGTACATGTTTCAGACAAGCGCGATCCGGTGAGGATCGATGCGAAGGCGGCATTTTCTGCGGAGCCTGTATCCGCAGCAGAAACAACTTTAGCGGGGATACTTGAATGAACGTTTGGGATTACATTGCTGAAGAAGTGTCACGCCAAGGACATAATGTGTTTGCTTTGGACGGCCTAGAGCGGATTGGTTGGATGATGGATGCGTGGTGTCACGCTATAAGTGAACCGCTTCCGAAACGTGGACCGACAATGAGTGACATCGAGCATTTAGGCAAGATGGTTGAGCGCTATAAAAACGGTGAAGGATTCCGATCTTGTGGTGTGCGCGTAGGTCCGCGTGTATACCCACCGTGGCAAGATGTGGTGCCACAACTAAAAAATCTTCTTAAGCGCTGGGATGAACTATCTCCAATCGAGTTCTACAAAAAGTTCGAGTTGATCCATCCCTTTGTTGACGGAAATGGGCGAACGGGAAAGATCCTGCTTAATTGGAAAAATGGGACTTTGCTCGACCCAATATTTCCGCCGTCTGATCTCTTTGGAGAACCGATTTTAAATCCGTAGCAATTTCGTAAGGCCCTGAGCATCGCGCTCCTAAGCCAACCGACAACCACAACAATCAACCGACAACCTACAAAGGAGCAACAATGCCAGCAGACAACCTGATTACGCCTGAGTTCCGCGCCGCTTTCATCAGCGTCTTCCGTGCCACCGCAATGAAAAACGCGGATGGTTCCACCAGCAAGCCGAAGTTCTCGATTCGTGCCGCATTCCCGCCCAAGGCGGATTTGAGCGCGCTCAAGAAGGAAGCGCACGCCGCAGCGACCGAGAAATGGGGAGACAAGATACCCAAGACTCTGCGTTCTCCATTCCGCATCAACGAGGAACTCGAAGCCCCCATCGTCGGTATCGGGGACGACTGGGTGATCATGTCCTTCTCCGCGAACGAAGATCGTCGCCCCGGCATTGTCGATGCCAAGTTGCAGGACATCATCGACGACGCGGATGTGTACTCTGGCGCATGGTACCGCTGCCAGGTGCGCGCCTTCGCTTACGACACTGCCGGCAACAAGGGTGTGTCGTTCGGCCTGCAGAACGTGCAGAAGCTGCGCGACGACGATCCCCTCGGCAACGGCCGCATTCCTGCCTCCAAGGCGTTCGAGCCCGTCGATGTGCCCGCCGGGGCAGGCGGCGCAAAGACCGCAACGTCGATCTTCGGATAATTTGTGGTTGGGTACGGGGAGGTGTATAGCCTCCCCACTTTTTTGTGTTGCGGAGACAAATTATGGATATCAGACCATTTGAACAGATGATGCGACCAGTCAATGTACCTCCGGGGAAATGCACTTGGTGCGCCGGAGGCAAAGTGTGCAAAGTTCAGAGTGATGGCGGCGAAGTTCGTTACTACCCATGTGAGCACTGCAAGGAAACAGGCGTCGAGCCACCAACGTTAGTGCATCGGCTTATTGGATTCTTTCGCGGGGACAAGCGATGAAAATCGAATGTGTCTGTGGACACCCACATCGTTCTGACGGTAGTTGCACGGTTTGTATATCATGTACTTTCTCCAGGAGGCAACATATGGATGAAACTTCTGTGCGAGTTGTAGATAGTCTGAAGTGGAAACACGAACAGTCAGCGGCACTCAATGAATTAGCGCGGCAAGTTCATATTGTCAACGACAAGTGGTGGCGCAATATCGAAACTAACGAGCCTATCCAGCGTAATGTGGGCGAACTATTGGCCCTCGTTCATAGTGAGATTAGCGAAGCGCTTGAGGGTCACCGCAAAAATTTAATGGATGACAAGCTGCCGCACCGCAAGATGTTCGAAGTTGAGCTTGCGGATGCTATCATTCGCATTTTCGACATTGCGGCAGGTTTGAACCTGGACCTTGGCGGAGCGTATGTCGAAAAGATGACGTTCAATGCGCAGCGTGAAGACCATAAGCACGAAGCCCGTTTAGCAGCCAACGGAAAGAAATATTAGGTTTGCTGTTTTCTGAAAGACACGATCATGACCTCCTGGGGACTCGATTTCGAAACCTATTCCCGAATAGACCTGAAGAAATCAGGCTTGCACAACTACGCGACCGACGAGTCCACAGGCGTTCACTGCATGTCCTACGGTCCCGATCCCGAGCACATCAGGACTTGGGTCGAAGGCGAGCCTTTCCCAACCGATCTCAAAGCCCATATCGACCAGGGCGGCATCATCACCGCCTGGAACGCAGCGTTTGAACTCGCAATTTGGAACCTCTGCTGTGTTCCAAAATACGGCTGGAAGCCTCTTCCAATCTCTCAGGTCCGCTGCTCCATGGTGCGCGCCTACGCGATGGCCCTGCCGGGCGCTCTGGAAGACGCAGCGCCTGCCCTTGGCGTTGACCAGCGTAAGGACGCCGAAGGTCACAGGATCATGCTGCAATTAAGCAAACCGAAGAAAGACGGGACGATGTGGCGCCGCGACGTCGAGAGCCTCGACAAGTTCATGAGGGTCTATGAATATAACCGGCAGGATGTGAGGACGGAGCTTTCCTGTCTTGAGCGGCTGATGGAATTATCCCCGTCCGAATGCGCTCTGTGGGAACTCGACTACAAGATCAATAACCGCGGCGTGATGTGCGATCTCGCCAGCGCGGACAAGGCGATCGCGATTATCCAGTCCGAACAGAAGCGGCTGAACGCTGAAATGCTGCGGGTCACAGGTGGTGTGGTCGGGTCCTGCAACGAAGTGCAGGTGCTTGGCAAGTGGATCGCTGCGCAAGGCGTTCAGATGGACGGCCTGGCCAAGGCGGATGTGATCGATGCATTAGCAGGAATTAAAGAAGAGGTGCTTAGTTCTGAAGAGAGCGACTCGGTGTTCATATTGACGTCGGAGATACCGCCGCTTCCTCCCGCAGTGCGCCGGGCTCTGGAACTCCGCCAGGAGGCGGCCAAAAGCAGTACAGCGAAACTGGTCACCATGCGTGAGAAGGCGTCGAGTGACGGCCGTATGCGCAATCTGCATCAGTTCCACGCGGCTTCTACGGGCCGCTGGGCGGGCCGTGGGTTCCAGAGTCAGAATCTTCCTCGGCCACGGTTGGGCACCACGCAGGATGACGTGGACGCCATGTTCTCATTGCTCGACGACAAAGAAATGTTCGACTTGTTCTACGGCCCGAGCATGGCTGCGGTGTCGGATTGCATCCGGGGGATGCTGATCGCGGGTGAAGGAAACGAGCTGGTGGCCTGCGACTTCTCTCAGGTGGAAGCGCGCGCACTGCCGTGGCTCGCAGGGCAGGACAATGTGCTGGAAGTCTTCCGCACTCACGGGAAAATTTACGAGCATGCGGCGTCTGGCATCTATCACGTTCCGATGGAAGAGGTTAACTGGTTCCAGAGGTTGGTCGGCAAGGTGTCGATACTCAGTTTAGGGTACGGCGGGTCTGTCGGCGCATTCCAAATGATGTCGAAAAACTACAACGTCAAGGTTCGAGATGACGAAGCCGAAGAGATCAAAACCAACTGGCGCGAAGCGAACAGAAAGACGGTCTCCTACTGGTACGCTCTTGAGCGGGCAGCGCTCGATGCGATGGAGTCCAGCGGCATTTACGCTGTCGGTCCTGTCGGTCGCCAGGTGAAGTTCCGCAAGGCCGGCTCGTTCCTGTGGATGCTACTCCCGAGTAATCGGGCTCTCTGCTATCCGTACCCTGAGATCCGTACAGTCATGACCCCATGGGGCGCTGAAAAAGAAGCGTTGACGTTCATGACCGTGGTGGATCAGACTCAGAAAAAGAAAGCGAAAACTCTTCCTGATCCGAACAGCCGTGGAAGGTGGCAGCGTGTGTCCACCCACGGCGGTCCATTAGCTGAGAACGCCACACAAGGTTTCTGCCGCGACCTGCTGGCCACCGCCATTGTCGATATTGAGGCTGAAAATATCCCCGTTGTTTTCCATGTTCACGATGAGCCTGTGGCTGAAGTAGTGAAGGCTCGCGCGGCTCATACGTTGGAGCGAATGGTAGCGATCATGTCCACTACACCGAGTTATGCACCAGGATTACCGTTGGCCGCCGAAGGGTGGCACGGGCATCGCTATAGAAAGGCCTGACTATGAACTGGATCACTGCGAAATACCCATCCGAATGCGTCTCCTGCACACGTAACATCGACGAGGGCGAGCGCATCCTGTTTGACTTCGAAGAGCGTGAAGCCCGGTGCAGCAAGTGCGGGGAGAAGATCAAGCCGGACCCGAAGAAAGGTCCATTCGCGTGAAAAAGAGCCAAACAGTCGACAACATAAATCACCCTCAGCACTACACGTACGGATCGATCGAAGTTATCGATGCGATTGAAGCGTGGGGCCTCGGGTTTCATTTGGGGAACGTCGTCAAGTATGTGGCTCGTTCCGATCACAAAGGAAACCAATTGGAAGACTTGAAGAAAGCCCAATGGTATTTGAGTCGCAAAATCAGCAAGTTAGAACAAGGTAAGTAATGACCACCTCTCAATCGGAATTCGCGGTTCGTCTCGCGCACAGCGGGTTCCACGTATTTCCTTGCGCGGTTAATTCAAAGCTTCCCGCGATCAAGGACTTTCCGCACAAGGCGACCATGGATGAGGCATGGGTCGAAGCCCACTGGAATGGAACGCCGAAAAACATTGGGATCAGCACCAGCCATTACGGCACGAATGAAGCGTTGATCATTGTCGACGTTGACGTAAAGGCCAAGAAACGTGGTGATCTGAGCCTGCTTCAACTGGAAATGGACGGCTTTGAATTGCCTCGAACGTTCACGGTCGCAACTCCATCCGGCGGGGAGCATTTGTACTTTCGGACTCCCAAGGCTTTACGGCAGGGTACCGACACACTCGGAAACGGTCTTGATATACGCAGTTTGGGCGGGTATGTACTTGGGCCAGGGAGCGTTGTCGACAACAAAGAATACCGCATCGTAGATTCGAGGCAGATCGCACCAGCTCCCGATTGGCTTGTAACCAAACTCGGTGCAGCCAGAGAACGCTCTAAAACCGAATCTTCATCTCTCTCCAACATTGAACCCGACCGCGCATTCCAGCGCGCTCAACAATGGCTCGCCAACTCGGCCCCTTTAGCTATCGAAGGCCGGGGCGGTGACGCCGAGACGTACAAGGTTGCTCTCCACTTGAAGGACCTCGGCTGCGATGCAGACCAGGCTCTCGAACTTCTTCTCTCCTGGAACGAGCGCTGCCTGCCTTCGTGGTCCGAAGAAGAGCTTGAAACGAAGGTTCGCAACGCATTCAGGTACGGACGCGACCCGCAAGGCATTGCAGCGCCCGAGGCTATTTTTCCACCCATTCCTGATCCTGAGCCCGAAAAGGAAAAAGCCCACCCACTTGGAAAATTGAACGAGCGCTTTGCTTTCGTTTTCTCCGGAGGCACAGGCAACATACTCTGGGAGACTACGAGCCCCGATGGAGCGTATGTCTTTCACATGATGAACAAGCAATCCTTCTTCGATATGAACGCCGCGAAAAAATTGCAGATCGGGGACAAGAGCAAAGCCGTGGCGCAACTGTGGATGGAATGGTCGGGACGCAGAAGCTACGACGGGGTGGTGTTCGAACCGGGGCTTACCGTGGACAAAAAATGGTACAACATGTGGCACGGATTCTCTACCCAGCCCTCCGATTCCCCCGATCATCCGATGGTCGAGCGCTGGAAAGAGCATCTGTTCGAGAACATCTGCAACAAGGACAGGAACCTGGCCGACTGGCTGACCTGCTGGTTCGCCCACCTGATCCAGAAGCCATACGAGAAGCCCCTGGTGGCGATTGTCTTCCGCGGCGGCAAAGGCGTAGGCAAGAACGCACTGGTCGAGCGCATCAGCAAACTGCTTGGCGACCACGCCATGACTACGGCCCGGCGCCGGTACCTTGTGAGTAATTTCACAGCGCACCTTCAATACTCCCTGCTGTTCATTCTGGATGAAGCGTTCTGGTCCGGGGACAAAGAATGCGAGGGCGTGGTCAAGGATCTGGTCACGGGCGCGAAGCATGTGATCGAGCCGAAGGGCAAGGAGTCCTACACCGTCCGAAATCTGACACGGGTAGTCGTAATTGGCAACGAGGAGTGGCTGGTGCCGGCTTCTGAAGACGAGCGCCGCTGGGCCGTATTTGAAGTTGGAGAGGGCCGCAGGCAGGACAGGCAGTATTTCACAGAGATGCGTGTGGGCTTGGACGAACAGGGAGGCGCTGCGCACCTGCTTCGCTACCTGATGGACTATAAGATCACGCAGGACGTTAATCAGGCTCCGAACACGGCGGGCCTTGTGTCCCAGAAGATTTCCTCTCTCGAACCTGTCCAGCAATGGTGGTATGACACGCTATCGGCCGGCACGATCGCAGGAGGAGACTGGGGAGGAGAATGGCCGGATACGATCCCCAGCAATCGATTGAGAGACGCCTTACGGCGTTGGGTCGGGAACCGCAACATCAAGGGCCGCTTGCCTAACGATGTGAACTTCGGAAAGATTCTCCGTCAGATGGCTCCCGGCTTCGAGAAGAAAAAACTCGGCACTCGTCTGGCGGACGGAGACACGAGCTATGCGTATTTCAAAGCGCCGCTCGAGGACTTACGGCAGGAGTTCGATGCTTACATCGGGGGGTCTACGCCATGGCCGGAATGATTTTAAAAGGCGATGCATTGGTGAGGCTGCAGGAACGGGATGAGAATTCTGTCGATTCCATCGTTACTGATCCTCCGTACGGCCTGGAGTTCATGGGTAAACATTGGGATGCACCTTGGAAAACTGACCGGCGGCAAACTTTCGACGGCACTTTAAACGACACGCGAGAAAATCCATACGGCAGGAGTAAGGTACGCAACGGGAACGGAGCAAGCTATGGCGCGGACGCTCGCGCAATGCAAGCGCTGCAGGATTGGTACTACGAACGAACGCTGGAGATGTGGCGCGTGCTCAAGCCGGGAGGGTATTTGCTCGCGTTTGGCGGATCGCGAACCTATCATCGAATCTGTTGTGCGATTGAAGACGCAGGGTTTGAAATTCGTGACCAGATTATGTGGATTTACGGAAGCGGATTTCCGAAGTCGCATAACTTGGATGGGGAACGAGAAGGATGGGGAACCGCTCTCAAGCCCGCACACGAACCTATTGTCGTCGCCCGTAAACCGTTAGAAGGAACAGTCGCGGCGAACGTGTTGAAGTGGGGAACCGGAGCGATCAACATCGATGGGTGCAGAATTGGCAATTCAAAAAACGTTCCCGCTTCTGTTAGCAGAGGTAAAAACGGATCAGTGTTGTGTGGTTCAGTCGATAATAGTCTTCGTTGTGAAACTGGACTTGAGAACGGGCACAATCCAAATATAGGTCGCTGGCCCGCCAACCTGATTCATGACGGCAGTGATGAAGTTCTTTCCGCTTTCCCTTCTGCTCCCGGTCAAATTGCCGACGCATCGACCAATGCAGAGCAGCGCAAAACGCAGAATGTTTACGGCGCAATGAAGCGCGGGTCGCAGGAAGCATCTCGAGATTCTGATAATGAAGGTTCGGTCGGTTTCAAGATGAAGCCGGGCGCGCGTCGTCTGGATCAGGGCTCCGCAGCTCGGTTTTTCTATTGTGCTAAAGCGAGCAAATCTGAGCGCGGTCCCGGCAACACACATCCAACTGTCAAACCTTTGGCTCTGATGCAGTATCTATGCCGATTGGTGACTCCTCCCGGTGGAGTGGTTCTTGATCCATTCTGCGGCAGCGGAAGTACGGGCGTAGCGGCTCTGAGGGAAGGTTTCAGTTTCATTGGCATAGATTTGGATTACGCTAACGAGTACGTAACCATCGCCAACAACCGTATTCTCGCAGAGGTTCTTTCATGAACCGACTCCTCACAGCCGACGAACTGGCAAAACGCTGGTCGACTTCCCGCAGCTATCTGGCCAATCTGCGCAGCCAGGGGAAAGGTTGCCCCTACGTCAAGCTGAACCGGCGAGTGATGTACCGTGAATCGGACGTGAGGCGATACGAGAGCGACCGGCTTGTCGCAACGGAATTTGTCAAGCCGAGACAGGCGGCAGGCTGATGCTTGGCCCCATCCTCATGACCAAATCCGAAGCCGAAGTTGTGACCTTGTTGTTTCAGGGGCAAAAGATCGATGAAATTGCGGCGGCACTCGGCGTAACCGACCACGCGGTCAAGATGCACCTGTGCCGGGTCTACAAAAAGGCCGGCGTCAGTTCGTCGATCGGACCCGTGGCGACCGGGGTAAGGATGGAGGAACAGGATGATTAAAGCCGTCGATCATTTGACGCCAGCGGAACAGGCTCGAAGCGATGCGTTCTTTAACTGGGAGGAGCGCGGGTTTGAGTCGGCATGGGCT